CTTAGTATCCCATGATCCAATCGTCTTTGACTTGATCCAGTCTCTTCATACCAAACTGACGCAGTAGATCAATGGCCGCATGTTGATTGTCACTGTAGGTACCATGTGGTTTTTGTTCTACCACCACAATGGGCCTAGAGCCGCGTATGGTCTGTTCTGCGCCTTGTATGATTTTGTACTCAAATCCTTCGCAGTCTATTTTGATATAGTCAATGCCAGTGATATTAAGATCATCCAAGCGACGCACTGGCACTGTGCCTTGGCCAAAGCTAGCAGGATCAACATGTGTGTGTCCCATGTTTTGTTCTGTAATAATCATATTGACCATGGTGTTTTCATCACCCAGTGCTATGGGCTGCACTTCAAAATTATTCTTGGTCACGTTGCGCAGCAGACATTCTCTAAACAGTTCCACTGGCTCAAACGCTATCACATGACGGAACCTGTCGCAAAGATCTTTACTCCATAGGCCAACATTGGCACCAATGTCCAAGGCCAGGTCAAATTTCTTTAGGTAGTTGAAACTGCGATCTCGCACTTGATATTGATAACGTACTGGTCCACCTTTGGCCACACTTTTGTCCAGCATTTTTTGAAAATGTGTTTCTCCATCGGGAAACCACCAACCTCTGTGTTCTTTCATTTTGGCCACTCTTGTCTAATAATTGCTTCGGCTGTGCCATTGCCCAGCTCGTTGTTGTGAAACTGCCCATAGGCCAGATGTCTACACCAGGCCTGCACAAGATCCGGATCTGGAAACCATGGATCGTCAATTTTACCAAGATCTCTGTTGCCCACTGGCAATGCCGCACTCACTGGTGCTGCTATGAAAACAGGTACACCACACAACACTGCTTCAACTGCGGCGTTGCTGTTGTATGTAACAACCGCATGTACATCTTGCAGTGCTGTACTGAAATCATTGGCAAGTCTCCGTTGACGATTTGGATCTCTTTGACGTATTTCCACAGGACGATCAGTGTGTTGTTTGATCTTGTTAATGGTATCATCAAGCCATTGCTGTAATTCAATGCCGTAGACCTGACAGGGTTTGACATCTGGCGCAGCAATTAATATTTTGCTGCCTGTTTTTTTGCGTGGTTCTGGACGGATACCTAGCTTCTCCCATCTATCTGCTGGACGTTCAATGATGTCACTGTGCTGTATGTTGTCAGGTACCACACGATGCCAAACCTTCCAACCATGAGGATTCAGTGGGTTAGGTCTGTTGCCAAAGTATCCTGTGTCCATGTACAGGAATGGTCTACCATCTGCCCAGCAACGTTTGTAGATCTTGTGTTTTAATATACCGCGTAAGACCAAGGGATCGCGACTGCTATTATAGTCCCAGCTCTCTAGAACAGTGGGTGCTTGTCGGGCGCCTTGTGCAAACAAATTGATGTATTCATCCACACCACCTTTGCTGAGGAATATCCATTTCATCTAAGATTCTGCCAATAGGATTCGGTACGCTGTACCTTGATATCCTGACGTAGACTTTGCCCGGCCTTTTTGCGATTATCGCCTTTGAGATGGTCAAGATATGCACCCCAGGCTGAATTGATCAGTGGATGCCCTTCACCTGGTGAGTTTGCAGGACTACGGCGCAGATCACCTAGGCGTTCACTCCAGTTCAGTTGACGCAGTCCATCAATACGAGTTCTCACAGCATCAAACACAAAACTATCATGCCATTCGCCTAGAGTAAAAATGCCATTGTCGGCATCGTTGTACATGCGCTGGAACTCTTTGATAAAACGTGTGGTACCTTTGGTTCCTATCTGCATGGCATACAATCCGCATTCGCTGAATTTTCCAGGTCTACCCAAAAAACATAGATCTTGGTCTGGTGGACACATGGTGTCCAAAAATTCCTCAGTAATAGGACTGTGGCACACCATGTCAGCATCCATCCAGAGTACCCAGTTACTTTGTGCGGTTTTTACAGCATGAAACACAGCATACACTTTGTGAGCAAAGCGCACAGCGTCCCATTTAAATGACTTGGCATGATCCTTGCGTTGTGCTCTTATGGGATCACCAGAGATATCTCCTGTGGCCTTGGGCACAGAACTCCAGGTATTTTTGAAAGTTACCAAATCTGGACAGGCAGATTCAAGATCTAGAATTTCTAGATTTGGCGCACGCTGTGTTACTTCACAACGTTCCGCATAGACTTTCAAGCCCACAGATGCAGGCCAATTGGCCAACCAGGTGTCAATCATCCTGTTGGCATATAAGTTGTATCCAGCTTGGTGGAAAGTGGTAATTACTTGATATTTCACAGGGATATTTAGTGATCCGTACCTTAGCCTATTTTCAAAATTCATGTTCGCTCAACAGTCGTGAGCCATTGGCAGCTTTTTTAGCAGGGGCACAAAAACACGGGCTTACACCTGTGCCAGACAGCATGAATGCTGATGCAGCCGTGATTTGGTCAGTGCTCTGGGCAGGCAGAATGCGTGGTAATCAACAGGTATACAAACATTATCGCAGTGAAAACAAACCTGTGATAGTGATTGATGTGGGTGCTTTGGTTCGTAATGTGACCTGGAAAATCGCTGTGAATCATGTTACTGCTCAAGGTCATTATGGACACACTGAGAATCTTGATTTGGACCGTCCGGCCAAACTTGGTGTGGCTTTACGACGCACAGTGACCACTGCTCCGTCGGTGTTGATCTGTGCTCAACACGCCCTGAGTCTACAGATGCAAAATTTTGCCTGCGTTGAAGATTGGATACGATTGGTATTGGCACAAGGGCGTGACCATACTGATAGACCATTTGTTGTTAGACCACATCCTCGTAGTACCATACGCAGAAATCTACTGCCCAGCGATGTGGTCATACAAGATCCACAAAAACTTCCAGATACATATGACAGTTTTGATCTTGGATTCCACCATCATGCTGTGGTGAATCATAATTCTGGGCCTGGCATTCAAGCCGCTATCAACGGCTGTAGACCCATAGTAGACAGCAGCAGTCTTGCAGCACCGGTTGGTGTGGATTGGCCAGACCTTGAACAGCCCTATGCCATTGACCGTGATCAATGGCTCATTGAGATATCACATACCGAATACACTGTGCCCGAAATGCAACAGGGCACTTGGTTTCCAAGAATTGCATCTTATCTAAATGACTGACAAATACGCCAAAAGAATCAGACGTGCTGTGGAATATCAGCAGCGTCTAGAAGAAACACAACGTGAGCAACGTGCTTTACACAAAGCACAACGTCGACTGGAAAAAATCCATGCTCGCCAGGCTCAAGAACCTGAACCAGCACCTCCCACACCAGCGCCTTTGATAGGTCCTTTGCACGTGGGCTGTTTGATTCATGGCACCGCCTATGAATGGCAATATGTAGAGAATCTGTACAACTCAGTCAAACGCAATTCAACATATGAAATTGTGTTTCATGTGTTCACAGAAGCCTACCGTGAAGTTCCCTCACACATGATCAAACATGAACTCAGGGAATGGGCTGATATTAATGGACCAAGAAAAAGCTGGTGGTACAAGATGCAGATATTCAATCCAGCCAATCACAGCGGTCCATTGTTATACTTTGACCTAGACACAGTGATTCTCAAAAGCATTGATTGGATCCCCAAACTCAGCATGCGATATTTTTGGGCTACCAAGGACTTTAGACATCTGTGGCGTCCCACACACCGTGGAATCAACAGCAGCGTTATGTGGTGGGATACACAAAGGTTTGAATGGATGTGGCAAGAGTTTCAAAAACGTGATATCTATCATTTGGTCAAGCAGTATCAAGGTGATCAAGACTATGTAAGTGATCTGCTGCCAGATCGCGATCTGCGTTATTTTCCGCCCTTGAGCACTGCCAGTTGGAGATGGCAGTGTCTAGATGGGGGCATGAACTTTAAAACACGCAGATACCTAGCACCAAACACAGGCACACAGGTAGATCCCGCAACTTCTATCCTAATTTTTCACGGATCGCCTAAACCTCATGAACTCTTGCACGATCGGGTGGTTAAGAATTTCTGGCAGTAATAAATACATAGATATAATGACTGTTAGAAAAATAGAATTTTATGGTTACAAAACATCCACTGAACCATGTGAAATTTCCGTGGTATTTGACAATGCGTTGATCTACAGTGGGGAAATTACCAATGAGCAAAGTCAACTGATTTGTGAGCACAATATCATAGTGCCTGCTGTGGAAATAGCAAGCACTGATGCTCAAATCGCTGAGATTATTCCTTTGCTGGTAACTGTGCATAGTGTAGTGGTAAAATGTACCCAGGGCAGTGCAGCAGTAACTGATGTCAAGTCACCAGCACTGCATGAGCAAGACGTGCCTTTGGTACAGGATCCAGGGTGGTTTTATCGAACTTTTGATGAAATTCACACCGAGCACAATTACGAGCATTTCGCAGAAGGTCAATCAGCCAGTCAAGATGTTAAATACAATGTACAGCGTTCGTGTGATGGAATACATATGAACAGCAGCATGGACACACACAATGAGCTTGGGGTGTATCATGAGAAAGTGCAAGCCAATGAGAGACTGCACTTTGATATAATGGTTAGAAACCTAATTGATTTTCTTTAGCAAGGAGTATTAGAAATGGCAACAAGAACTTTGACTTTCACAGGGATGAAACTGGGTGCTGACCCCACAGCCATTTCAGTGGATTTTGACGGGGTCAGCATATTTTCAGGAGCTATCTCGAACACAGAGCTAGGCACACTGTTCACGCATGATATCACAGTCAACGACATTCCTGCGGCTAGTGTACCCAATCCATTGACCAATGATGCTATTCCATTCTTGACCAGTACGCACACAGTTTCTGTGGAGTGTATAAGTGGAGCTACCATTGTTGTTGATGTTACAAGTCCACCATTGAGTGTAAATGATGAAACTCCTGTGATTCCAGATCCAGAGAACTTTGGCTTTCCTACCCCGGACTATCCTGCACAGCACGACGATCCCAAGTATGAAGTCACCTTGGACGGTGTGCCTGTGATCATTCAGCGCCAGCAAGGCAGTCAGGGTGCTTGGTATTATCAAGTACCAGCTGGCAGCACACTAGCATTCAAGGTCATGATTTATAACTTAATAACCTAACAACGTTTTTGGTTGCAAAATCAGCAAGAAACCCTAGTATTTGCTAGGGTTTTTTCTTGGTTGACCAATTAATTCCTTTTGTCTATAATACTTACATAACGTAAAATATTACAAAAGGAGCAACAAATGAGCACAATCATTGTCAAGCAGGGAGTGTACCGCAATCAACGTGTGGTAAACCAAACTTTTGCTTTGGTCAAGGGCTTCCAAACTGGTCGCAAGGGCGGCTTTGTTACAGTAAAATCAGATGGCGTGTTTGGCCCAGAATTTGATATTGTTAGAATTAGGGTCAACGGAATTGACAGTATTGAATACACCACAGGAGAACCCGTGAGCACAAACGTTTTGGAAATGCCCAAGAGCACCAAGGTAGAAACTGACGAAGAAGTCATGGACCGTATTGAACGGCGTTTCAACATACTAGACGACATGACCAAGGCCTCAATCAATGGCGACATTCGTGCTATGATTGTGCAAGGTCCTCCGGGCGTGGGCAAGAGCTATGGCGTTGAATACCAGTTGGAAAAGGCCGGCTTGTTTGACAAAATGAGCGGTCGCAAGATCAAGTACGAAGTTATCAAGGGTGCTATGACACCCATTGGCTTGTATGCAACGCTGTATCGACACAGTGATCCCAAGAATGTCTTGGTGTTTGATGACTGTGACAGCATCCTGTTGGACGACCTTGCACTGAACATTCTCAAGGCCGCATTGGATTCAGGCAAAAAGCGCCGTATCCACTGGAACGCTGACTCTGCTCTGCTGCGTCGCGAAGGTATCCCAGACAGTTTTGACTTCAAAGGTTCGGTGATCTTTATTACCAACCTCAAGTTTGACAACATCAAATCCAAGAAACTGCAAGACCACTTGGAAGCACTACAGAGTCGTTGTCACTTTCTGGATCTGACCTTGGACACCACACGTGACAAGATCCTGCGTATTCGACAGATCTTCCGCAAAGGCGATCTGTTCCAAGACTACGACTTTACGCCTGAGCAAGGCGAACAGATTGTGCAGTTCATGCAAGACAACCATGCTAGACTGCGTGAGATCAGTCTGCGCATGGCACTGAAACTTGCTGATCTTACCAAGGTCTCCAGTAACTGGCAGACACTGGCAGAAAGCACCTGCATGCGACACAATTGATTGCTCCGTGGGACTTCGGTCCCACTTGGTTGGACCCTTGCTCCGGTCCAATCTTTTAATAGGCACCCTTTGGTGCCTATTTTTTTGACTTGTGTAAATAAGCGTCATACAATTACACAATGCCCTACGCCAAACTTACCATACGCGATGAAGTCAATGTCAAGATCGAAGGACTAGAACTTGATGCAAGACGCACCCTGGTCAACAAATTCAAATATGATGTTCCCTATGCACGATATCTTCCTGCGGTGAGGCTAGGCCGCTGGGACGGCAAAGTTGCTTATTTTCAGTTGGGTGGTAGCACCTATGTGAATCTACTGCCTGATATCATTCCTATATTGGATGAAATGGGCTATGACTTTGAACTAGATGATCAACGAGAATATCGTAGAAACTTTGAGTTTGAACGCATCAATGAACATACATTTTCAAATCTAACCTGGCCCAAAGGACATCCACAGGCCGGCGAGCCCATACTGCTACGCGACTATCAAGTGAACATTGTGAATGACTTTTTGGCCAATCCACAGTGTTTGCAAGAAGTGGCCACGGGTGCTGGTAAAACTATCATGACAGCGGCCTTGAGTCATTCAGTATCCCCTTATGGACGTAGTATTATTATTGTGCCCAACAAAAGTCTGGTTACACAAACCGAAAAAGACTATGTGAATCTAGGTCTTGATGTTGGAGTATACTTTGGTGACCGCAAGGAGTTTGGACGTCAGCACACCATATGCACCTGGCAAAGTCTAAATGTGCTGCTGAAGAATACCAAAAATGCTCAGGCAGAAATCACTATTCATGACTTTCTTGAAGATGTGATATGCGTGATTGTTGACGAAGTACACATGGCCAAGGCAGATGCTCTAAAGACTCTGCTCACAGGTGTGATGAGTCAGGTACCTATCCGCTGGGGACTCACAGGCACCATACCCAAGGAACAATTCGAAAGTCAAGCACTCAAGGTCAGTATTGGTCCCACTGTGAGTCATCTAGCCGCAGCCGAGCTACAAGAGCGAGGAGTTCTAGCTCAGTGTCATGTAAACATTGTGCAGCTGGTAGATCATGTTGAGTACAGCAACTATCAAAGTGAACTCAAATATCTACTAGAAGAGAGTGGTAGACTAGATGCTATTGCAGGCTTGGTCACAGAGATCACACAAACAGGTAACACATTGATACTTGTTGATCGCATTGCAGCAGGGCAAGAGCTGGTAAATAGATTGCCCAATGCAGTTTTCATTTCAGGGTCCACCAAGGCAGGGGACAGACAGGAACACTATGACGAAGTGGCAGAGGCAACAGACAAAATCATCGTCGCTACTTACGGCGTTGCTGCTGTTGGTATCAATATTCCCCGCATTTTTAATCTTGTTCTACTTGAGCCTGGCAAATCTTTTGTACGAGTTATACAAAGCATTGGGCGGGGAATACGCCGAGCAGAAGACAAAGACTTTGTTCAAATCTGGGATATCACATCCACCTGCAAGTTCGCCAAAAGACATCTAACTAAACGCAAGGCCTACTACCGTGATGCACGGTATCCTTTTACACATGAAAAACACGAATGGATGAAAATAAAATAACAGTACCTGTTGGCAATTTTGCCATTGGCTCAGGCCAGCCCTTGACAGTGATTGCAGGGCCTTGTCAAATTCAAAGTCTAGACCATGCATTAATGATGGCCACAGCCTTGAAAAAGATCTGTGAAGAGTTAAGAGTAAACTTTATCTACAAAAGCAGTTTTGACAAAGCCAATCGTACTAGTATCAGCACTAAAAGAGGTCCTGGAATCAAAGAAGGCATGGATATTATGTACGGTGTAAAACAGGTTCTAAATGTGGCTACACTTACAGATATTCACCATCCTGATCAAGCCAGTACTTGTATTGCTGCTGGTATAGATGTATTACAGATACCTGCATTTCTTTCCAGACAGACAGACTTATTATTGGCAGCAGGTGAATCAGGTGCTGTGGTTAATATCAAAAAAGGTCAGTTCATGGCACCCGGTGATGCGGCTCGTGCAGCAGAAAAGGTCGCTAGCACTGGCAACAATAGAATCTTACTATGCGAACGAGGAGTAACACATGGATACAATAATCTTGTGGTTGACATGCGTAGTCTACCTATCATGGCACGCTCTGGTTATCCCGTGGTATTTGACTGCACACATAGTGTTCAACAACCAGGAGGATTGGGAACGAGTTCTGGCGGGGATCGCGGGATGGTACCCTTCCTCGCCCGAGCAGCAGCGGCCACAGGATCAGTAAATGCACTGTTTATTGAAACTCATGAAGACCCTGATTCGGCTCCCAGCGATGGGCCAAACATGATACCATTAAATCATATTAGAGAGTTGATACTACAGTGCAAATCAATTCACGATCAGGTTGCAGCGTGGCCAAAAATAGTGTTATAATATTCTTATGAAAATACTAACCCTTGACAACTGCTCTTACGATCTGAACACGCTGCCTGAACAAGTTGACGATTTACGTTTTGCAATACTAGACAACAGCAATCCCAGCGACCCAGACTATCATTATATTCCTTTGATATTTTTAGAAAGCTTCAACTCCCCTTCATTGGTACTACGCATTGGTGATCATAAAATCAAGATGCCTGTAGATTGGCAAGTGTTGATAGGAGAAAAAGACTTTGGTGACCTTGAAGTGTTGCCACTTACTCAAATAAATGATCGAGGATTCAATGTGTTTGAATTCAATCCATTGACTAGTTTTAGACCAAGTTTTCCTCCCATAGAAATAGTTGACGTGTATCACGATGTGAACTGGTATTCACCCAAACTAAAGAATGGACAGTTATTAGCAGTGCCATTGAATGATGATCCAGAACCACCCTGTGTGTATTTTGTCAAGGATATTTCTCGCAACTGCGAAGTAGTGGACTACAGACGAGCATGGTAACTCCACGATGGCCTCGTGCTGCTATAGATTTTCACAACCCCAACGTGGTTTTTGTGTTGTACCCTTGGGGTGCTGGTGGCAAATTTGTGATAAACAGCATGGCAGTGAGTCGCAGAGCTGTGATGCAGCATGCTGGCATGGCACAAAAGCAATTGAATAATAACTTGTCATCCGAGCAAAAACAAGAGTTCATACTTCAACGATTAGAGCAAGAAAGCGGACGTTGGCAGGATCTACATCTTGGGGCGGATACGCTTACAGGAGTCAACGAGCGCATGTATATCTCTGCGCCAATCAGCTCTGCACAGTATTGGCCTTGGACCCCTGTGATGTCCGAACTGTGCGAATCTAAATTTACATGGTTTGTTGATGTACATGACACAGGACACCTTGAAGCCAGCTTGAGAGTTTGGACACATGCTAGAATAATAAGATTTGTTAACACTGATCAATTTCTAGACTGGCGGCAAGTCAACTACAACAGAGAATCACTGCAACAGTTTTGGAACAGCATTCGTGATACCACATGGCCCAATCAGCCTCCAGAAACCTACCAACAGTTCTGCGAGTTGGATCGTGGTATTCAACAGGAATTACTGCACCTACGCCAAGGGGATATTTTTCGATACATTCAACATCCACAGGCCAAACAAAGCATGGATCGTGCAGTGAAACTTCAGCAAGACAAACTATGCGCTAGGTTTGAAACCTGGAACTTTGATGCTGATGCATTGTTGCACACGGATCAATATCTGCAAACCATGCAGGACCTTTATCACTGGATTGATCTTGATGATTTTGACAAAGCCTTTTTAGAATGTTATCATAAGCAATGGCTAAAAAAAGTACAAACAGTTCCAATCTAAAACCACGTGCTCCTGTAAGTGACAAACTCAACATAGGCAATGAAATGCGATGTTTTGATCTCAAAGATCGTGCTTTCTATGACAGCCTTACCGAAGAAGAACGCAAAAAGTTTTCACCTTATCTCATGATACGTTGGGGTAGTGCTGTGGAAGGCAGTGCAGACCTACAGAAGTTTTATGTGATTGCCACTAATGAAAGATTAAACAAACATTTTTTTGCTGTGAACCGCCATCCCAAACTGCAATGGCTCATGGCAACTTCAGTAAGCCCAGGACTAGGCGCACAGCGACATAATTGGATCGCGCCTAAGAAAAAAGAAAGCAGCAACTCGGCAAGACGTAAGTTTTTGTCTGAGATCTATCCAAACTTAAAAAACAGCGATCTTGACACTCTATGTGCTGTGATGACCAATGATGAATACAATCAACTGCTGCGTGATCATGGAGTAGACAAGTGATCACAGATGCAGCAACACATGCCTGCTCATTCTGTAATAAAACTTTTCGTCGTGAAAGCAGTCTAGAAGTACATCTGTGCGAAGCCAAACGTCGCTGGCGTGAACGAGACGAGCGTGGCGTACAACTAGGGCTTATGGCCTATCTAAAGTTTTATGAATTTCACCAAGGCAGTTCTCGCCTCAAGGGCTTTGAAGATTTCGCTGCCAGCAATTATTATCGTGCTTTTGTAAAATTTGGAAGGTATTGTGTTGACTCTCGAGTGATTAATCCATTGTTGTTCATGGAGTGGTTGCTCAAGAACAATCGAAGAATTGACTATTGGTGTCGTGACAGTTATTATGGAGAGTGGTTGAATGAGTATGTACGTGTGGAGTCAGTGCAAGATGCTTTGGAACGAGCACTCCGAGAAATGCAAGACTATGCTGACGGAAACAGTGGCCTTGCTGGCTTTAATCACTATTTTAGGTACGGTAATACTAATAGGATCTGTCATCATATTACCACTGGTCGTGTTAGTCCTTGGGTTGTGTATAACTGTGCCAGCGGTGTTGATTGGTTGGGCAGCCTTAACTCGGATGGCTTGGCCATTGTTCTTCCTATTATTGACCCTGATTTTTGGAATCGTAAGTTTGAAACTTTCCCTGCTGACGTAGAGTGGTGCAAGCATATACTCAGTGAGGCTGGACTTTGACCTTGGTAAAGATAAACCTTGACAATTACAACGACACTGCTCTGGGTTGGCGAGCACAAAAAGGAGTAGAGCTTAGTCACTGGTGTAGAGAGCATGGACTTGATATTGCAATTGACTATACCTGGTCTTTTGAACATGCAATAAACGAACTGCACTTTGAATTCAAAGACGCTGCATTTGCCAGTTTCTTTGCTCTTAAATGGGGTGGTGCCCGATGATCTCATTATCTGTGACCGCTGATAGACAAGACTATTTTGGTCAAGAGATTTTTGACTTGTTTGTGGCAGAAGCACAATGGCGCAGTAATTATGAAAACACGCCTGCTATTGCTTACCAACCACCACAACCAGACACAGTAAACATTCTGTTCTTGAGTATGCCAGACTCAGTACCTGATGATCTAGATCTTTATCACTTGGTGTTGTTAGACAATGCTGATGAAGCTTTTGGTCGAGGCACTGAAATCATGTATCAAATTCTTTACCAACATCAGCACAGTTTTTTGGTGTGCAATAGTCTGTTACATCCTGATCATTTTAGGTATTCGCGGTTACACTCAAGAATCATAACCACTATGCTGCACTGGAACTATCATCGTCGTGCCTATATAGAGCCAATGTTTGCGCCCAGCCGTGAATATCAAACTCCAACACCGCTGCGGGGTTCAATGATCTACATCAACGGACGCAACCGGAGTTGGCGTGAACACATAACCTGCACACTTAGATCTCAGGTGCCTAGACTCGCGCAGCACAATATCTTACACAATCACAGTGTGAGTGAAACCAAGTTTGTGTGGTACGAAGACAGCTATGATACTCAAGCCAGAGAATACTTTAATACACAATACTGTAACCATCAAACCAATTCTGAACCTCCTGAACAAAGATGGCCATCACTGCCCATGGGTGTTGCTGGAAGATTCGGGCAACTAGAATTCTACGATAGATTTTTTCCGGCTTTTAGGCAGCACCATGTGATTGTGTATCCGGAAAGCACCTGGCAAAACAATATCTTGAGTTTGAATGAGAAGTCTTTGAGATGTTTTCTGCACCAACGTTGGGCGATGCCGTTTGGTGGTGCAAACATGCATGCACTGTTTCAACAACAGGGACTGGCCACAGCTTGGGTGTTGCTACCTCCAGAACTCGCTGTGTTTGATCAGTGTCTGGATCATGTGCAACGTTGGCAGCAGCAATGCACAGCACTGAATTGGCTGTTAGATCACCCTGAAGTGTTTGATTCTGAGTTCGCTCAAATGACTTTGATGTCTAACCGTGCGCAGTGTATAGTGTTATCAAGTCCTGCTGGCGCACAGCTTTACAATATAATCTATGAAAAAACCTGACATTGACATTGACCTAGCAGATCGTGATCAGGTTTTGGCCTTGATTGAACACACTGCTGCCTGTCAAATACAGGATAACAAACATCGAAAACACAATTCAGGTGTGTATGTGACACCTATTCCCTATGATCCAATCAATAACTGTGCTGCCATAGACTATCGCGCAGCCGAAGAACGAGGATACTTTAAACTAGATCTACTGAACATGTCGGTGTATCAGGGTATTCGTGATTACACACACTATCAAGAACTACTGGACCAAACACCGCCTTGGCATAGACTGCAAGAACCTGACTTTGTGCAACGCATTGTGCATATTAATAATCATTATGACCTGCTGCGCAGTCTGCCAGAACCCGTTAACAGTATTCCAAGAATGGCTATGTTTCTAGCTTTGATACGTCCGGGTAAAAGACATTTGGTTGGAAAAATCTGGCAGGAAATCAGTGAATCTATCTGGGAAAGTACCGAGGAAGGCTACAGTTTCAAAAAGTCTCATGCTGTGAGCTATGCAGTGCTGGTTACCCTGCACATGAATCTAGTCAATACGTCTGACTAATGTAATGCTCTTGCGCTTGGTGCGCTTTTTGCTGATGTCGTTGAGGCTGCACACAGGACCGTGAATAATCATTAGATCACGATTCATAAAGGTACGCAAACAGTGTCTAAATTCGTCCCAATCTCCGCGCAGGAATATGTTTATGGGTATGCTGCGATTGCTTTCCCACCACCAAACGTTGGCCAGTTCAATAAACCGCTGTTTTTGATCCTGAGACACTAGTGCCCCAAAATCATAGATAGTGGTGATTGTTTCGTCCCTGTTTTGCACTACTCCCACGTATTCTGCATCAGCATACACACAAAGTGTGATAAATGGGTATTTTTCAGCCAGCCTATCAAAAAATTCTCTGCCCATAAATATTATTCGGAGATCCTTATGTATTCAACCACAGCGTACTTATACCAGCAAAAAGCCCGTGTACTTTTGGTTGAGACCAATGGAAGTTATTTCACAGCGAGGTATGAGCCCGTGTATGCAAAATCATTAACAGTTAATCGTGGTGTTGACAACGTGTTGTTGTTTGAGTTTATCAATCAAGATCAAAAGCCCGTCAACATCACTGGCAGCAACTTTGTTTTTCGTATCATTGATCAAGAGGGTGTTGTGCTGCTGTTTGAAAAACCCATGGAAATCATTGCACCCACCAAGGGTAGAGTCAAGGTAGTAATCAGCAGTCGTGACACTGATGGTTTATTAGCACAGCCTGCCAGCTATAGTATTATTCGTGCTCAGGGCAACTATATAGAAGCAGCGTATGTAGACGACAACGCTGGTGCTAGAGGTGATCTAAACATCATGGACAGTGTGGCTCCCAAGCCCATTGCCAGTCAGCATCTCTCTGTACCAACAATTTATGGCCCGCCCGGCGATTCACAAGGACAGGCGCAGTACTACAGCAGTGAGGTTCTACAACCTAGTTTCAATACCACTTTTGAAATGCTGTTAGATGTGTACACAGGCACTATTAAGTTTCAGGGCAAACAGGATGACGAACTTGAGTGGGTAGATGCGAGTTATAGCTATGAATATGCAGCTGAATCAGGTTGGAAAGTGTACTCTGTGACCGGCTACTATGACAGGCTAAGAATTGCTTTTGACAATAGACTGGGTTACAGTGCCCAGGCCAGTGTTACCGCCACAGATGGTGTTATCACTAGCATAGACGTCACCTCCGCAGGCTACAGCTATTTGGCACCACCAAGAATTAGAATATTTGGCAACGGCTCAGGTGCTGTGGCCACAAGCACCGTTAATGACGCAGGTGGAGTACAAAGTATCACAGTGGTTGACGGCGGCGAAGGCTACACCCCATTAGCGATTGGTGGCACTGAATGTGGCACTGTGGTAATAGATGGTGGTGCTGTGTTGGACATTTTATACAGGTAACTACAGTGGCTACAACAATATTACTACAAAATCTTCAGAATGGCGTGCCTAACGGTAACTACGACGGATCAAGTCTTGCATTCTACACCGAGGCAGGCAAAGGCAATGGTTACTATCAAGGTTATGAAGCAGTGCAGACCATTGAAATGCGAGTGGAAAACTTTCAAGGCACTGTGTTTATTCAAGGAACTCTAGGCGCAATACCATTAGCATCCGCATGGGTTGATCTAGGATCTATTGATCTCAATGACAGCACACTAAACACCTTGACCACCAGCTTTCTAATATTTGGAGAATATACCTGGATTAGAGCTCATATGGTAGACTTTCAAGCTGGCAAGGTAGATTATCTCACTTCAACCTACGAAGTTCGTTTTGATTATTAATGAAGTTTGACAAAATTGTAGGATTTGGTGATTCATTCATGTGGGGAGACGAACTAGTTGACCCTATGCTCAAAGCAAAGCACACTTGTCCTGAACCTTACTGGCAAGAAAACATCAAATATAGAGAACAAAATTGTTTTCTAGGTCTTTTGGCACAACACTATCAAGTTCCTTGTGAAAACTTTGGATGGCCCGGCGGCAGCATGCAAAGCGCCAAATGGTGTTATCTATGGTGGAAACAACACGAAGTTTTGCCTTTGAATCGTTGTTTAGTATTAGTATGCCACACAGGGGCTAATCGCGAAAGTTACTACAATCGTCGTAGGCACATGTTTGCCAATGATCCACCTTGGCATAAATTCGTTCATAGTTCTTGGGTACACCATGCCAAGGCTGATGTTGAATCTGAATGGTCAAGTATGGTCAAGCAACACTTTACCTTGACCGATTGTCTTGAACTTAGAATTCTAAGATATCAAGAGTCTTTGATGTTTTGGCAAGGTGTACAAACATACCATGCCGCGGTTCTTCAATTTTGCAGTATTGATCCTCCAATACCAGACTGTGCTACTAACTCAGTATTAACCGACCGATCTCTCCAGAATTTGATTTGTCAAGATTCAAACTTGTCCTGTGAACATAGTCATCCCAACGAAAAAGGACACCAGGTCATCCGTGATCTGTTGATTACTGAGATAGATCGTGCTATAATAGCATTGTGATCGACGTAACCAATTATTTGCCAGCCAAGAGAAAAAGCACAAGCTCGGGCTGGATTTCATTCAACGCACCCTGTTGTGTACACAACGGGGAGACTGCCGATCGTCGGCAACGTGGCGGCATGAAAATTGCTGACCAAAGTTGGAGCTATCATTGTTTTAACTGCGGATACACAGCGAGTTTTGTGCCCGGACGTAATCTAAGCTTCAAGGCCAGAAAGCTGCTGACCTGGTTCAATGTACCACAGCAAGAAATTGAGCGTATAAATCTTGAGAGTCTCAAGTATCGCAGCATGCAAGGAATCATTGATGATCGCACACGCACAGCCAATGTGATTTCTGGCATACATTTCGAAGAAAAAGAACTGCCACCTGCTGCGGAGTTGGTTACACCTGAACATCAACTAGAATGGCAGTACTGTCGTGACCGTCATGTACCTTTGGATTTTCCTATAATGACAGTGAAAATCAATGACAGTGTGCATTGGACTAGACCACAGGTAATCGTGCCATTTACCTATGACAATATCATTGTTGGCTATACCTGTAGAATGTTGGACAAGCGTATTCCCAAATACATTCACGACATGCAGCATGGATATGTGTTTGGTGTGGACTTGCAACACACAAGCTGGCAGTATGTGATTGTGACCGAAGGTGTATTTGATGCACTGAGCATCGGTGGGGTAGCCGTGTTACATGCCGAAGTAAATGATGCGCAGGTCAAGATGATTCGCAATCTTAACAGACAGGTCATAGTGGTACCTGATCAAGACACAACAGGTATGAAATTGGTGGACAGAGCCATAGAACTGGGATGGAGCGTTAGCATGCCAGACTGGCCAGAAGATATCAAAGACGTGAATGATGCTGTGAGAACACAGGGACGCCTTGCAACACTGCTGCAAATCATGCAGAATTGCTTGAGTACCAAGCTCAAAATTGAACTGCGTAAAAGACAAATTGAAAAGAAACTGGCATAAACTTTGGGTATTCGGAGACAGTTACACCACTCCCTATGAGTGTGTGCATCCCAGCGAAAGCTTCTGGGGAGAATTTGCACATCGGGCACAGATACCCTTGGTCAATAATTGCTCACGTAGAAAAAACAGTTTTGACAGTGTGATGCAACTGGTGATTGGTTGTCACCAGCAATACGATTGGCAGCATGATGTGTTGTTAATAGGCATACCGCCCTTGGAACGTATCACAGTGTTTGACGATTTCAAAAACACTGCCTACACTGCTAGAAGGTTTTTCACAGACACGTGGATGGAAGAAGAGTTTGATGTGTTGTGCCACAGGAGCTTGATCAGTCTGCATGGTTACGAACAAGGTACCACTGTGGCATATCACATGCGTACATGGACTGAAGTGCAGGCCATGCGACAGGTATTCTTATTGACTCAATGGCTAGACAGTGTGCAAGCAGAGTATTTTATAATCAATCTTGAACAGCCTTGGGACAAAAACAATCATTGGCCTCCCAGTGAATTTTTGTTAGACTACTGTTTAAAACATCCTAGGTGTATTTTGTTTGATCACACCTATCGCGGAATCAACATTGATATAAATCCTCCCGCAGACTTTGAGCAACACGGTTGGGCCGGACATCATGGTGCTGCTGGTAATGAATATTTTTTAGAACAATCGCTTTGGCCTAGGTTTGTCAAGCTCAACACAGATTCTCAATAACTACTGCACGATGATTAAAGACTACAACATTGATGTACAGCGTTTGTTTCTAGAGATGATGCTAGAAGACGCACAGAGCTATGTGCGGGTACAAAATATCTTCAATCCAGAAAACTTTGATCGCAGTCTAAGATCCGCGGCCAAGTTTATCAAGGATCACTGTGATCAACACAAGACCATGCCTGACCGTGCGCAGATCTCTGCTGCCACAGGTGTCAAACTGTTGCCAGTGCCCGATCTCAATGAAGGTCACTTTGATTGGTTGTTGGAAGAGTTTGAAGGCTTTACACGTCGTCAAGAACTAGAACGTGCTATTCTCAAAGCAGCTGATCTTCTAGAGAAAGGCAACTTTGATCCTGTGGAAAAACTGATCAAGGATGCTGTGCAAATAAGTCTTACCAAGGACATGGGCACAGACTATTTTGCTGATCCTCGAGGTCGATTGATGGCACTGAAAAGCAACAATGGTCAGAACTCCACAGGTTGGCCTGCTCTGGACAAACTGTTGTATGGTGGTTTCAATCGTGGCGAACTGCAAATTTTTGCAGGAGGTTCTGGTTCAGGTAAAAGTCTGTTTATGCAAAATCTTGCTGTGAACTGGGTCACAGCTGGACTCAGCGGTGTGTATATCACACTGGAACTGGCAGAAGGTCTGTGCTCTTATCGCATTGATAGTATGTTAACCAACACAGCGGCCAAAGATATTTTCAAAGATCTTGACACAGTGGAAATGAAAGTCAAGATGGTGGCCAAGAAGTCGGGCAAACTACAGGTCAAATACATGCCTGCTCAAAGCACTGTGAATGACATACGTGCTTATCTCAAAGAACTACAAATACAAACAGGACTCAAGGCAGACTTTTTGTGCGTGGATTACTTGGATCTCTTGATGCCAGTGAGTGCCAAGGTTAGCCCCAATGATCTGTTTGTGAAAGACAAGTATGTGAGTGAGGAACTTCGAAATCTTGCTAGAGAACTCAACATATTGTTTGTCACAGCATCGCAATTGAATCGTTCAGCAGTTGAAGAAATTGAATTTGACCATAGTCATATCTCGGGTGGTATTTCAAAAATCAACACAGCAGATAATGTGTTTGGTATCTTTACTTCTCGAGCCATGCGCGAAAAAGGTCGCTATCAATTGCAGTTAATGAAAACACGTAGCAGTTCTGGTGTGGGGCAAAAAGTTGAACTAGAGTTTGACATTGAAAGTCTGCGCATACGCGATCTTGCAGAAGACTCAGATTATCAAGAATTCAAAAAACGTGCGCCCAGCATTTACGAAAGTCTCAAGGCTACCAGTAAACTGTCTGATGGTGAAGAAAACGCCACAGTGCCTGATGAACCGGGTAAGATCACAGCTGATGTACAAAGCGCCAAGCTCAAACAGCTCTTGGGTAAGATCAAACAGCAATGACCTGCGTTGATGCTTTCAAGAATGTCAGCATCAGTCGTGAAGGCGGTGAACTTCGCATAGCACCTTGTTGTATTGCTGAATCTCGCCCGGTGCAAAGCTTGGATTTTTACCACGATCCTTACTTGGTAAACATACGCAGTCAATGGCAATCTGGCACATGGCCCAGTGCTTGTATACGTTGCCAGCAGGCAGAATCATCTAATCAATCCAGTCGACGCATCAACAGCAATCAGTGGTACACAGATCATAACATTCACAATACAGATGTTGATCTATTGCGGTTGGATTATTGGACCGGTGATACCTGTAACTTGGCCTGTGTGATGTGTGGTCCTTGGGCCAGCAGTGCTTGGAAAAGCGAACTGCGTTTGCCCTTGATAGAACGACGTCATAACAGCAATGATTATTGGCAGCAGTTGCCCTTGGATGGTTTGAAGTATGTGCATTTTCACGGCGGCGAGCCTTTGTTGAACAAACAGCACAAGCAGTTTCTTGCTGCTATTCCCAACCCACATCAGGTACACATATACTACAACACCAATGCCACTGTGCGTGCGGAGAGTGATCTATTGGAGCTTTGGGCAGAGTTTGGTTTGGTACAGATTGATTTTAGTATTGATGACATCGGACCAAGATTCAACTACATCAGATATCCAGCACAATGGAATCAAGTGTGTGATAATCTTGAATGGTACAAACGCACTGTGTCTAATAACTGTATGTTTGCTGTGACCACTGTGGTTTCTGTGCTTAACCGCAGATATCAAGATGATCTAAAAAACTGGTTGGCCACAAACTTTACACAGTCTAGATTTCAAGATCCCGTGGAGCATAGATTACAAGACTGCGAGGGTGTATTAGATTATCGCAGTGTTACACCTGACACCGTGAAATATCTTGACAGTCTTGATCAACGTCGCGGAACAAATTGGCGAGAGCTGTTTCCGCTGGCACAACAAGACCTACTGTGCTAGGTATTGTGTGATTGGCAATGACTTGATGTTGCCTCGATTCACTTGAAAGAACTGACTGTTGTCGCGTCCTCGTATTTCACCTTGACCCACAATCACTGATTCATTGGTATAGCGTACCGGACGGTCTACAATTAGATCCACATACTCACCTTCACCCACACCCAGAGTAATAAAATGAATATATTGATTGCGATCGCGTTTGAACACACGGCTGTTGGCCACGATTCCAGCAAACTCAAAACGATCTAGATAGACATTGCGCACTCCCATGTTGGGCAGGAATCCGGGTGAGTTCCAGGCACCGTGCTCAACAAAGCTTTCCACCGGATCTTCTGTGATCCAATTGCCAAAGCCCAGTTCACGTAGGTCCCAACCAGCACGTTTGGCTTCGTTACGATACACCCAACGTGCATAGGAACCTTGGCAGTGCATGAGAGCTGCTCGCCAGAACTCGCGAGGATTGTGGGCTTTCTGATAAGCCAAGGCCCAGATCAGCCTGCCAAGATTCACTGCGTGCGCACGACATAGGCCAAAGCCCGAGAGACTCTGCATCTCCGCACGTATTTGTTCACGTTGGGGATGATCACCTAGTCGTGACATAAACTCCATGACCTTTTCTTCGTTGCGTTTGGCAAAAGCACGACGATACATGTCAGCTTCGTATGCGTTGACACCAATTAACTTCATGATCTTTTCTATAGCATCATCTTCGCACACTATGGCAGACTCCTGCACAGACTTCTTGGTCCAGTCATGAAAGAACGATGCCTTTTTGCGTCCCTCCACTGCCACAGGACGTACCAACGCTGTGGCAAACACACAGTCCTCTACTGATGTAGGACGTATGGCACGAAACAGTCTGCGCATGGCAGGTGATTCGCCTTGAGTAACACCCAGCACATCTCCACGCTGTAACAGGTCAGCTGTGAGTTCGTCGGTCTTGGGATACTCGTGTATCATTCTAGTGGGATCAATTTCCATGAGCTGACTTAGCCCACGATTGGCCAGGATATCTACCTTGAGATGCTCAAGATCTTCTACTTCGTTTTTGTCCAGCAAAATAAGATTGTCTTCACGGAACAGGCTCTGCGGTAGTTTACGATCAAAAACTATAACACCGCCGCAGTGTTTGCTCAAACAACGTTTCTTGCCCATGAGTTTTTTTTCTATGCGAGTGGCTTCTT